CTGGTTTGTATCAAGCCTTCGACTGTCCCGAGTTCCACGTGCGTTAACCGTTTGCCTACTTTATCATCACTTCTTAGTTTGTGGTCTTCTGTCTTTTCCAACTTCAATGTGAACTTATCATAACTTTCCGAATAGTGATCCATCTCAGATAAGCTCATTTTGAATGACATGCACATTTCTAATTTGATGTTCTGCAAATCGGACTGGGTAAGGTGGTCTGCCCAAGTTTTGTCCAATCTTGCAAAATAATCCACGTAATTAGGGTTGAGTTCGTTGAGGACTCTGGTGTTGATATATCTTCTTCTAGATGAAGAAGAAGAACCTATCCTCATTAAACAATTAGCCAAATTACTAAATAGTGGAAAATTAGGGTACATGATACTATACATATATCCCAGTGAATAATAATAGTCGCCTTTTGCATGCATAAACTTCGTTTTTCTAAATACGCGCACATTGTTCATGATCTTTCTAATGTTTTGGACATAAATAAATTCACCTGGTTTATACTGGATGAATTTACCTGAACAAAAATCAGCGTCGTAATAGTTTTTCCGTAATATTAGTTTAGCATCTAATCCAAATAGACTGAAAGTGTTGATGGTTGTTGTCATGCCATGGGGTATTTTGATGAGGTTATCATCACCATCCACTGTAAATTTGTCTTTGTCTATGCCATTAACGATCGCGAAATAGCGACATGCTATCCAACTTATTATTGAATTAAATAAGCCAGTATCCATATCACCTGATCCACGACACCAATTGAATTCGAATTTTAGCCCGTTGAGGGTGTGGCCCTTCTTAAGCATCTTCATATAAAATAATATTTCTATTAAATCATATTGCTTATCATCTAATAAGCGTGACCAAATTCCTAATTCAACGTCCTCTAACAATTTCTTACGCTGTGTTGCTTCGAATTTAGAGAAATCACCTTCCATGATCCATGCTCCAAAAATCAATTCGGCAAATTGTTTGCCTCGCTCGATAAAGTTCTTACCTTTTGCAAATTGTGGTATTTTAACCATACAATGTTCTAGTGCAGTAGTAAATAAACCGTAGAGCAAATTGAATTTTGGGTTACGTCCCATGATCATTCGCGGTGGTTTCAATTCGTTGTAAATCTCGTTCTTAACGAACGCTGTAATTGTTGAGTCTCTCTTTGCGTTAAAGCCATATTCTAAAACACTTCGGGCTGCATCATCATATCTCTTACGGAGTTTACCTTTCTTGTCGGACATAAATTCAGCCAATGACAATGGTGCTACCCAGTGTTTCTTAAGCTCAGTGACTAACTCATCTAAGCATTGGTTGAATATGTTGGCGTCATAGGTGACGTCATTAGGTGTTTCCTTGAGGTATCGATTATGTAGTCCGATATCTTCATTGTGTATGCAATTCCTCATAATGTAAATCGGTTGCTGCTCAAAATCAGGATTTTTAAATAGGCTAGCATACGTTACATCTTTGCATAAACATGAAAATTTATTTACTTGTGTTTTGGCATTTTTCCATTCTGCTGTTTTCACTTTTTCAGTCCCGATTTGACATACGGTTCCCATTGTTGTCAAATCAGACAAACCAACAATGGGGTAGAGGGTTCTATTTAGTTTAAAGACTGGCGGCTGAAGCTTTGCTTCAACTTCTTAAACCAGCCGGCCCGACGATCATACTCAGTGGTGTCCTTCTTAAACAAGAATTCGCCATCAACTTCATCAGTAGCCCGCTGTATTGTCATTCGATAACGATGTATATACGCAGGTGGGTGACTGGTGAGAGGTTTTGCCTGTTCATTCAAATACTTCTGTGCGACCTTAGACAGGTGCTCCAATTTGCATTGCCTATTGGGATAAGCAACCATTTTGTGCAAAAGTAAATAAGAGTATAAAGCCATGTCCATTTGTCCATCGGGCATAGTAGTGCCAAACGCCTGTTCCTTGTGCTTGGTTAAACGACCTATTTCCCTATTGATTGGTTTATTAAAATCAAAAGTGGAAGGTTTCTTATTAAAAATAAGTCTGTTGTACCATTTAGCCTTGCGTTTGACGATGCTACTATCTTCAATTGTGCCACCTCCCTTCACGGTGGTTGACGTTGTATCGGGTGCTGTGGAAGACGTGGATTGTTTTTCGCTTATCTTGGCCATCATGCCATTCAATCCCATACCAGTCGTTGCTGGGTAATCCACGTGATAGTGTCCTTTTAAGTACCTGTTTTCGTTAACAATAGCAGCCTGTTGTATTGCCGCTTTTGTCTCGTTATCTAAAGACACTGCTGCCTCTAAATCAGCTTTAGTTGGTCTAAAGCCTCCAAGTAATCGATTAAGTCCAAAATAATCAATGACAACTTTGTCATCAAGCATCACCTCTGGTGCCTCTTCCATAATAGTATCCTGTTTCTGTCCCACAGACAACAAAATACTACCTAAATTAATGGGCGTTATTAATTCAGTCAATTCTTCCGTCTTGTTTTCCTCAATTGGCATGACTATCGTTGTTATGTCAACACCTCCAAATTCTGTATCATCATATTCAAACTCCGGAAAATCATGAGTTTGAATAAGGGTAAGTGTAGTTGACTCCATTGCCGCACCGGCGTCCTCTAACTTGTCCGTTCCATCTATATATGTGAGTTTGGTGTAACTAGCACCTTCATGTGTGGCATGGCGGGTCTCTTCATATATATCGACATCTTCTTCCGTCTCTTCTACTTGCAGCGCGTCGAACACATTCGAGCAGATGGTTTCCATGTGTTCCTTAACAGTATTACGTTTACTACAGTCATGTCCGATGGTGGTTTTACCACACCCGCGGCACGCTCGTTGTTTTCTAGTTAAGCATAATAAGTCGTTGTTTACTAGCGCTAGATCGATGTCTCCTCGAATAGCATCGATCAATATTTCCGTGGTCAATTTGTATTTATCATCCAAGCTACTTGGCTTTGATTTTGACTCTGACACGATCGTGTCAATAAGTCTATCACAAGCTTCGTAATATTCAGGTTTACGTTTCAGTCCGGGTTTTTGTTTGTGTGTCTGCATGATTGGCGGCTAAGGCCTATTTGGGTTTTGGTTTGTTTCGGGTTTTGTTTCCAGTTTACCCTCGGATCCAACGAACTGGGTTCTTATGTTTTTCAAGGTTGCATATTTTAACGTTAGACACTAGCACTCTCAGTACGATTGTAACTGGATATCTGTTCTGTTCTTCAGATATCACCCCCCTCATGTCCCACTGGGACACTTCCTGGCCAGGTTAGCGAGGTGGCAGAGATGCGACGTCACGTGGCTAGCGTGAGCGTAAAGCAGACCAACTAATGGTAGGCATGAATCACATGCTTGTTGTCTTTCGTTATGGCTGTGCAAGGCCAGCTTTAGCAGGTGAGCTCCTCGGTCCCCTTGAACCTACTACAACGTAGTCGATTCATATTTTATCCTGTAGCACCAACCGGGTAGTTGATACAGTTAGTAGCGGCCTTCATCTAGATGCAGAGACCATCTAGAACTCGTTGTTCGAGCGCCTTATAACCCAAATGGGTATGATGCAACACGTAACGTCGCGGCTGTTGGTGACGTGTACGATAGGCCTGACACCGTCATTATGTCTGTCACGTTGTTGACCTCCACTGTCCATTGAATGGAAGTGTTGGTTGCGCTGTTGACAATAGTGATGGCTGAAACACGTGACCCTGTTGTTATGGCGGGTACGAAAGTTCCAGAAACACCACCGTGTGTGACGTTGAAGTTGAGTAAATACGACCCTGCATTAGCAAATTGTATTCCACCTGTTGTAGTGTTGTACGTAATTGCCATGCCACTCCCGGTTAAGTTGAGAGAAGGTGTAGTACCTAACATTTGTGTGCCGGAAATAGCTATCGTTGCGACAGATCTATTTGAGCCTTGTGCTGCATATGCTGCTAGATCAAACTGCGGAGTACTAAAAATAATGTCGTAGGTACAGTACAATTCACCTAAAACAGAAGTGTCGGCGCACCCGAGGGTGGCGATGTAGAATGTTCCCACATCTTGAATTCTGTTATCGGCTGTTGCAACTATGCCCGATCTTACATATCTAGTACGTACCTTGTTAAGGTCTCCTACACTGGCTATGTAGGAGCAGTCCTGCCATGGTGCTGATCTCGTCGCTCCTGCGTAAGACATAAACTGCGTCCTTAAAGGCGGAGCAGGGTCTAACACATCATAATCGATGGCCATCAATACATTACCGTTAGTTGCGGTAGACTTCGCTGTGCAGAAGGAGTATTGAAGCTTCTCTACTGTATAAGACTCGTAGAGAGCGGCCATGTTACAAAGCCAAGGAAACGATGTTTGTAATCCTGGCTGGACGGTATAACCAGTCACGGCGTAAGCAACAGATCCGACTACATCGGAAATGAACTCACTATGGCGGACCCTTACAGATAACCCGCTGTTTGTAATAACAGGTTTTCCAGACACTATTTTACTAGAAACAGCGGCTGGGGCCATTGTGGTGAATTGCTGAAGTCCACCTGTTTGCACGTTTGGCGTGCGAGCAATGCCTGTTTGTTTTTGCTGTAGACGCTTCACCGGCTTGCGTCTGTTGATGTTTGAGGTAGGTTTAGTAGCTGAGTAGTTGTTTTAAGCTAATACAGTGCTAGTGTATTAACAACGGTTCTTCGCCTAGGTTTACCTGGTTTCTTTGCAAATTATGCTGCCTGCCAGTACATA